GGTTCGCATCCGGCCGGGGCTCGAAGGAGAGACAGTTGAACGAGCATGATTATGCCGAGAAGCGCGGCGGCCGTACACAGGCTCCCGCGCAGTCGGGTTGGGCGGCTTGGTATGCGGGCCGCGATGCCGATGAGCGCGACCGCGCTGTCCAGAGCGCGCCGCCCATCGAGCGCAAGGCCCCCGAGGAGCCGCCGCCTCCGGCGCGGGCGCCCGTCGTGAGGGTGCGGCGCATCGTCACACCGAGGGGCGCGCAGCTCCTCGTCGTCGAGCGCTGCCCGTTCTGCGGCAAGAAGCACGCCCACGGCGCGGTGAGCGAGCGGTTCGGCGCCGGCGACGGGCCGCGCGTGAGCCACTGCCTCGCCGCGGCGGCCCGCTCGTACGTGCTGCGCGAGGCCAGAACCAACACCAACGCGGGGGCGAAGAAGTGAGCGCGAAGAAACAGCCGAAGGGCGCCGCGGATTCCGCCGTGGTCATCAACTTCCCGTCGCCGATCGAGAGCGCGGCGCTGCCGTGGGCCGAGAAAGGCAGCGCCGCGCTGCTGCAAGCGCATGCCGAGTATCTCATTGCGCGCGGCATCAAGCGGGCATCCTTCAAGGCGGCCGGCTACCGCTCGGAGCCTGATGGACTCGTGATTCCGTACCCCGACGTCGAAGGCGGGTTCCTCGACTTCGGGCGCAAGCGCCTGCTTCCCACGCGGGTGTACAACGGCAAGGAGATGAAGTTCATCCAACCGTCTAAGCCGCCGCGCTTCTACTTCTGGTCGTCGCCGAAGCTCACAGAGTGGCGCCGCGATCCGACGCGCGAGCTGTTCCTCGCCGAAGGCGAGACCCGCGGCGCGGCCATCGGTCAGCACGGACACTTCGTGATCGCCCTAGGCGGCGCGTGGAACTGGCTCCACCGCACCGAGGACGACGACTCGACCCCCATCGACGACTTCGACAAGATCGAGTGGAAGGGGCGCACGGTCGTGCTGGTGTACGACGCCGACACCGCGAAGAAGTACTACCTCCAGCTCGCGATCCTGCGCCTCGCCAGGACCATCGAAGGGCGCGGCGGCATCGTCCGCATGGTCATCGTTCCCGACCTGGGCGACGGCAAGACTGGCGCGGACGACTACATCGCCGCCAAAGGAATTAAGGAGTTCATGGCGCTCAGGCGCCGGTCGCTCGATGAGCCTGAGTTCGAGTCGTGGGGCATCCGCAGCGAGGCGCGACTGACCGAGACCGGCAACGCCGAGAGGCTGGCGCTCCTCTACGGCGAACGCCTCCGGTACATCCACCAGTGGAAGAGGTGGCTCGAGTGGGACGGCTCGCGGTGGAAGGCTGATGAGACAGAGCACGTCACGCAGATCGCAATCAGGTCCGCGAGAAGCATGCTCCGCGAGGCCGCAGCGCTGATGGACTCCGCCCAGCGCGACCCGCTCATGAAGTGGGCGGTCAAGTCGGAGTCGGCCTCCAACATCGACGCGACCCTGAGGATCGCCCGCTCCACGCCACCGCTCCCGGTAACGGCCCGCGACCTCGACGCGCACCCGCTCCTCCTCGGCGTGCGCAACGGGGTGGTCGACCTCGAGACCGGCGAGCTCCTCAGTGCGCGGCCTGAGTGGCTCATCACGAAGCAGGCGCCGGTCGAGTTCGACCCCGCGGCGCGCGCGCCGACGTTCGAGCGGTTCCTCGATGAGACCATGTGCGGCCGCGCCGACCTCGCCGCCTACATCCAGCGCTGCGTCGGGTACTTCCTGACCGGCGACACCCGCGAGCAGTGCTTCTGGATATGGCACGGCACCGGCGCCAACGGCAAGTCAACCCTGTTCAACGCGCTGCTGGCGTTCTTCGGGGACGAGTACAGCCGGAAGTCGCGGATGGAGACGTGGGCCGAGCAGAGGCGGACTGCCGGCGGGCCGAGCGAGGACATCGCGGGGCTCCACGGCGCGCGGCTCGTCGTCGCCTCCGAGACGGAGCAGAACCGCCGCCTCGCCGAGTCGCTCATCAAGGAGCTGACGGGGCAGGACAAGGTGCGGGCGCGCTTCCTATTCAAGGACTCTTTCGAGTTCGTCCCGCAGTTCAAGCTGGTGCTCGTCTGCAACCACAAGCCCATCGTGGACGGCAACGACCCGGCCCTCTGGCGGCGGCTCCGCCTCGTCCCCTTCGAGCGGATCGTCCCGGACGCGGAGCAGGACAAGACCCTCCGCGAGAGGCTCCTGGCTGAACTACCCGGCATCCTCAACTGGGCGATAGCCGGCTGCCTCGAGTGGCAGCGCAATGGCCTCCGGGAGCCGAGGGCAGTGCTCAATGCGGCGGAGGAGTACCGCAAGGACTCCGACATCGTCTCGCAGTTCGTCGCCGAGGAGTGCGAGGCCGCCGCCAACGCCGAATCGCTGACCAGGGTCCTCTATAGCAGGTACAGGGATTGGGTGATGGACCGCGGCATCAAGAGTCCCATGACGGAGATGAGCTTCTCCCTCGCACTCCAGGAGCGCGGGTATTCGAAGGCGAGGGACAGCAAGACGGGCCGCTCCGCCTTCAAGGGGCTGCGGCTCAAGACTGGTCAGAAGTTCTGATCGCGGGCTACCGCGGCGGGCGGCGGAGGGTTTCAACAGAAGCCCTCAGGTCCTCAGATATGGCCCTAAAGCCCTACAGGTCGTCAGAAGTCCTCAGGATCATAACTCTATGATCCGCAAGAAAAGCCGAGGACCTCTGAGGGCCTGAGGGGGGTTTTGTATGGCTAGCCAATATTCGCTTCGTGGGGCAAGGTTATGAAAAAGCCTTCAGGTCTTCAGAGTCCTCAGAACCGGGCGCTACTTCACTTCCTCCATCGCCGCCACCACACGCCGCCCGAAAAGTCGTCGGATTATCGGGATTGTGGCCCCTTCGAACACGCCATGATCTAACACGCCATGAGCACCAGACCTGGAAACAAGTCCCATCAGGCCCCCGCGCGCCGCCGGAGGACGGCCGCGCGCGCGGAGCCCGCAGCCGCCGTGGACGCAGCGCCGCTCGCCCGCACGGCGCGCGGTCAGTACGCCCCCGGCGTGAGCGGGAATCCCAACGGGAGGCCAAAGGTCGCCGGGGAGATCCGCGCGATGGCGCGCGAGCACGGGCCCGCCGCGATCGCGCGGCTCGTCGCGCTCCTGAACTCCAAGGACGAGATGGTGAGCCTCCACGCCGCCCGCGCGCTGTTGGACCGCGGCTACGGCCGGCCCGAGCAAGCCATCGCCGTATCTCCAGGGCTGCCCTTCACCGAGGGCTCGGTCACAGTCACCACACAGGTGGAGGCCGCTGCGGCCTACGAGCGCCTCATGCGTGGCGACCTTCCCCTCGAGGCGGTTAGATTCGAGCCCACCGCCCTGCCCGAGCCCGATGAGGCTTCCCCCGGCGCCACCGGGGCGCCCACGGCGGCCGCAGGGGTCCAGGGGGCTACCGTTCGCCAGCCGAAAGGCGCCGGAGCCGATACGGGCCACCGTATGAGCCCTGGCAGCGATTCCGAGCCCGCGCCGCGCCGCGCCACCCCGGCGGGCGCCCGTGGAGGAAGTTAGGCCCGTGGGCGCCCCATACAGAAACCCCCCTCGCATTTCCTCCATGGGGGCCGCGCAGAATCAGCAGCTTGCGCGCGCCGCTATGCCCAGCTCTAAACCATGTGGTTTCCGTGCACAATGGCAGCCTGGCCTAACATCTAACGGGCGGGCATGTGAGAGTGACACCGAAGAGTTACGAGGGGTTCGCCTGCGAGCAGCGCGTCCTCCCGAACGGCGAGTGCTTCCAGGGCGTGATGGAGTACCGGAGCGGGCGGGCGGTGGTGTTCCACATCCCGCGCGACAGGCGGGACACCTCCAAGCTGTACCGCGCGCTCACGCGCGGCGCGTCCGCGGGCGAGCTCCTGCTCCGCTCCGCCTCCGTGGCCTGACACCGGAGGCGCGGACATGGGAAAAGAATTGCGCGTCGGGCTGTACCTCCGCGTCAGCACCGCCGACCAGACATGTGAGAATCAGCGCATCGACCTCGAGCGCGTCGCCGCGCAGCGCGGCTGGAAGGTGGCCGAGGCCTACGTGGACCACGGCGTCTCAGGCGCCAAGGGGCGCGACAAGCGGGCCGCGTTCGATCGGATGTGCCGCGACGCCGCGGCCGGCAGGCTCGACCTCGTGGCCGCGTGGAGCATCGACCGGATCGGGCGAAACCTCCAGCACCTCGTCTCGTTCGTTGACGAACTGCGCGAGCAGCGGGTCGGGCTGTACCTCCACCAGCAGCAGGTGGACACCTCCACCGCCGCAGGCCGCGCGTTCCTCCAGATGGCCGGCGTGTTCGCGGAGTTCGAGCGCTCCATCATCGTGGAACGCGTCAACGCCGGCATTGCGCGGGCGCGCGCCCGCGGCACGCGGTCCGGCCGCCCCATCGGCAGGCCGCCCGTCTCCGCCGCCGTCGAGGGCGAGATCAGGCGCCTTCGCGCCAAGGCCCTGGGCAAGCTCCGCATCGCGCGCGAGGTGGGCTGCGGCGTGGGCACCGTGCAGCGCGTGCTCGCCGCGGCCGGCTGAGGCCCGCCCCGCAGATTCCAACACCGCCTCCCCCGCCCCGCTGACCGCGCGCAAGCGCGGCTCGGGGTGGGCTCGCCGCCGCGTCCGCAAACTCCGCGAGGAGATGCGGCACCAGAAGCACCCGCGCCATCCCCGCACAAACCGCACCCCCGAGGAGCAACCGCATGGCTAAACTCCAGACCAACACCGACCCGCGCGCCGCGCTGCGCTACGCCGTCGCGGGCGAGCGCATGGCCGCCAGGCGCTACGCCGTCGCGCACGACCGCGCCGAGCGCGCCGCCCAGATCCTCGCCGAGGCCCGCGCTGCGGTCGAGCTGCACGAGGGCGGCCGGAAGGGCCTCGAGGCAGAGCACGCGAAGGCGCTCGAGAGGTGGATCAAGGGCGGCGAGCGCGGCAAGCGCCCGGCGCCGTTCGCTGACCCCCACGGCGACCGCGAGCTCGTGGAGGCCGTGGCCAACGTCCAGGCCGCCGAGCGCACGGTGGCGAGGTTCCGCGAGGCCGAGGCCGGCGCCGCCGCCCACCACGCTGATGCGACCGCGCAGCTCCGCGACGCGCGGGGCAGGGTTGTCGCCGCCCGCATCGGGGAGGTCGTCGCCGAGCTGCGGGGCATGTGGGCGCGCGAGCGCGAGCTCATGGCGCTCGTCGCGGCCATCGGGCCGGGCGACGCCGCCGCGCACCACCTGTCGCGCTCCATCGACGAGGTGCGCTGCCCGCCTGCGAGGCCGACCATCGAGGACATGGTAGGCGGCGGCCACGTGGTGCACGGGATCAACTCGCCGATCGGCGGCCAGCGCGATCTCATGGACAGCGCGCAGGACTACTGGCGCGACTTCCTCGCCGCTGCCGAGCGCGAGGGCGACCAGTCCAAGACCAACACCGCGCCGCCGGCCCGCGAGGCCGCGGCGTGATTCGACATACAGGCGGGAGGCGTGCGGGGCCGCGCCCTCCGTGGTCGCGGGCACACGAGCCTCGCGGCGAGACCAGAGCACCGTGTCTCTCGAAAACGGGCTCCAGCGCGGCGAGTCGGGTCATCTATACTGCCCTGCTCACCGCGCAGCCCGCCGTTATTCCGTGGCGGCGGGCGCCCCTTTCCTTTCCGACACCTGACACCAACGCGGCCGCAGCGCGGCCGGGAGCTGTGACCGTATGAACCCCTCGACCCGTAAGAGAGTGCTGAACACCCTGGACCGCCTGGACGGCCGCATGAGGCGCATGGAGAGCGGCGACGCGCGCCTCACTGCCCTGGACCCCGGCAAGCGGCTCATCCTCTCGACAGTGTGGGACGGGCAGCTGAAGCCCCGCTTGGACCGCCTCCAGGACGACATCCGGGATCTCATCACCCCCCTCGCGCTGGGCCGCACGCTGACCGCGGAGCCCGCGCCCGCCGCGACGAACCTCGGCAAGGTGTGGGACGGCCTCGCGCAGCTCGAGCGCCTGGTGGCCGACGCCAAGGCACGCGCGCTCGACGACGACGAGCGCGAGCGCGCGGGCGCCGTGATCGAGGGCCACCTCAACGGCCACACGGGCGACAGCCGGCCGCGGGGCGGCTTCCTCCGCGGACTCATGCGCAGGCACCACGCTCCGGGCGACGCGCCGCGGGCCACGACGGCCGCGGACGTGAATGCGGCCAACCGGAGCCACTGGGCCGACCGCAGCGCCGCCGCGACGCGCTCGGCGGCGACCGACGCCGGCAACCGCAACGCCTTCGGCGACCTGGGCGCCGCCGCCCACGCGCGCGACCGTGTTCGCAACATCAACCAGGCGGCGCGCAGCTTCTGGAGGGGCCGCGCCCCGAAGGTCTGAGCCCAGTGTCAGGTCGGCCGCGCTTCGACTGGAAGAGCCCGGACTACGCGGCGGTGTACGCTCAGCGCTTCGAGCGGCTGAGGCGCCTCCGCGCCGAGCCCGCCGCGCTCCCGGCGCTCCGCGCGCACTACGCGGAGAACCTGGCCGACTTCATTGATGACTGGGGAGTGACCTCCGACCCGCGGAACGCCAACTACTCGCCCCCGAGGCCCGTGCTCGTCCCCTTCGTGCTGTTCCCCAGACAGCGCGAGTGGGTCGAGTGGGCGATGGACCGCTTCAGGGGCCGCGAGCCCGGGCTCACCGAGAAGTCGCGCGACTGCGGCGTGTCGTGGCTCGCGATGTGTCTGGCGGCGGCGCTCTGCCTGCTGCGCCCCAACCTCAACATCGGCGTGGGGTCGGCGAAGGAGGACAAGATAGATCGCTCTGGCGACCCGGACTGCCTGCTGTGGAAGGCTAGGACCTTCGTCAGGCACCTCCCCCCCGAGTTCCGCGGCTCCTGGGACGAGGCGCGCCACGCCGCGCACCTGCGAATGTCGTTCCCCGAGACCGGCTCCTCCATCGTCGGCGAGGCGGGCGACAACATAGGGCGGGGCGGCCGGACGTCCATGTTCCTCGTAGACGAGGCCGCGTTCCTCGAGCGCCCTAAGCTGGCGGAGGCCTCCCTCGCCTCCAACACCGATTGCCGGATCGATGTCAGCTCGGTGCACGGCACGGACAACCCGTTCGCGCAGAAGCGGCACGGCGGGAGGGTCAAGGTGTTCACCTTCCACTGGCGCGGCGACCCCCGCAAGGACGACGCGTGGTACCAGAGGCAGCGCGACAGCCTCGACCCCGTGACCCTCGCCAGCGAGATCGACATCGACTACAAGGCGAGCGTCGAGGGCGGGCTGATCCCCTCGGCGTGGGTGTCCGCCGCCGTCGGCGCCGCCGAGAAGTTGGGCATTAGGCCAACCGGCGTCCGCGTCGCTGGGCTAGACGTCGCCGACGAGGGTGTGGACCTCAACGCCATCGCGGGCCGCCACGGCGTCGTGCTACAGCACCTCACGCAGTGGAGCGGCAAGGGCTCCGACATCTTCCTCACCACGCAGCGCGCCTTCGGCCTCTGCGACGAGTTCGCCTACGCCTCATTGGAGTATGACGCGGACGGGCTGGGCGCCGGGGTCCGCGGCGATGCGGCGCAGATCAACGAGGCGCGGCGGGCGGCGGGGCGGACAGAGGTGGACGTCGGCGCCTTCCGCGGCAGCGCGGCGCCCGACGACCCCGACAGCGAGATGGTGCCCGGCCGGTTAAATAAGGATTTCTTCGCGAACATGAAGGCGCAGGCGTGGTGGTCGCTGCGCCAGCGGTTCGAGCGCACCTACCGCGCCGTCGTCCGCGGGATCGAGGTGGACCCGGACTCCATCATATCGATCGACCCCGCCCTCCCCGAGCTCGCACAGCTCCTCGCCGAGCTGAGTCAGCCGACGTACAGCATCAACGGCGCGGGAAAAGTTTTGGTCGATAAAAAACCTGATGGGGCGCGGTCGCCCAACCTCGCCGACGCGGTGATGATCGCCTACAACCCCGCGTCCGCGGCGGTGTGGCGCGCTATGTGGGAGCGGCTGGCGTCGTGATCGTAATGCTCCGACCGTCCGCGCGGAGCCGATCGACTCAGCGCGTTTTCGCTTCCGTAACAGCTGCATCTACCCAGTCCTTGATGTTCCGAGAGATGTACCCATAGGCATCGTTGGCCGGCGGATCATAGCAGGTTATGAACTCAGACATCTTTCGATTGCCAACATTCCATGTGCTGAACGGGTTGACTCCCTTCGCGCAGGTGCCATTCCGCGGGCACTTGAGGTTGTGTATGTAGATGCCGAAAAGGCCGCGCTTGTCCTTCCATGCTTTCCCTATCTCATAGTCGACCCACTTGCGACGAGCTGTTTCCGAGCCAATCAGCACCGCGACGCACCGCCGATACGCCATGTTGTCGTCAATCCACTTCTGCACCGCCGCATCGCCCTTCTTCTTGACCTCTTCCCAAGCGCTGGGAGAAACGGGTGAGTTTTCCTCGATGACCCCCATGTTTCGAATCTGCTGAACCCGGAACACGTCATTATCGAAGTGGAAGCTGTAGAAATCTGGCTCTGTCGCCATTAGGCCC